TAATAATAGTGAGTCACCACCACCTATAACGGGATTTCTCAAAGAAGAAGACCCTGTAAGGTGGTATGACAATACGCATTCAATTCTTTTTCCCCAAGCAAATGCTGGGATTATTGATTACCAACCAGATAATCAACAGCAAAACCAACAGCAAAATCAACAACCAATTGCACCACAAATACCCGATACACCTGTTAGCCCCAATCCTCACATAGACCCTCCATTAGTTCCTGACGAAATTATTATCCCAGTACCAGATACAGAAGAACCATCTGGGCCTAGGTATGAGGGAGGTAGTGGTTATTTTGTTAGGTCAAATGCTGCTTACAATGATGCGGGAACTCGCGTATATCATCCACTAGGAGGTTACTGGCAGTATGGTGGTAATCATCCAAGTATAAAAGCCGCAAATGAAGCGGCAAAAGATTGGGCTAACACGGGTGTATACAGAACACAACAATATACTTATGATGGGATTCCATTAACTTTAGACCTTGAAGGAAATTCTGGTCAAGGAGCCTATGTTATGCCAGAAGGCGCTTACAATGGTTATTCTAGTTATAATGCATATTTAGCAAACACAGAATGAAAACAGATAAACAAGACAAATTTATAGATCACTACTGTAAAACAGGTAATGCCACTCAAAGTGCTATAGCATCAGGGTATTCCAAGGCTACCGCTAAACAGGCAGGTCATAGATTGCGGGGTCAATTCAGGCAGGAGATCGAGGAAAGAACCAAGAAAATGGTACAGGACATGGTTCCTATATCATTATCTGCAATTAAATCCCTTATAGAACAGGGCGACAGTGAGTCAGTTAGACTAGCCGCCGCAAAAGATATCCTTGATCGCTCTGGATTAAAGCCAGTAGATCGCGTAGAAACCACAAACATTGAACAAATGTCTGACGAGGAAATACAAAGGCGTATAGATGCCCTCACAAAACACTGAACTACTCCTACTTCTGGAAGCACAGAAACAAAGAGAGCGGTTTAATAAAATAAATTATTACGATCCGTATCCTTATCAGCAAGATTTTCACGCTACAGGGTTTAAGAATAACCAACGCTTATTGATGGCGGCTAACCGAATAGGTAAATCTTATTGTGGTGCGGCTGAAATGTCTTACCATCTTACAGGAATGTACCCTGATTGGTGGAATGGTAGAAAATTTGACAAGCCTATTACCGCTTGGGCAGGTGGTGTCTCTAACGAAACCACTAGAGACATTGTACAGGCAGAACTATTGGGTTCCCCCGATGACCCTGAAGCCTTTGGCTCTGGCGCGATTCCCAAAGAAAATATAATAAAAACGGAACGCAAACCCGGAGTACCAAACGCCAAGTCCGTAGCATTGATACGGCACACCTCTGGGGAGAACTCTTCTTTACACTTCAAAGCCTACGAGATGGGTGTAGACAAGTGGCAAGGACGCTCTGTTGACGTTGTATGGCTAGACGAGGAACCTAGTAGGGAACTCTACTCACAGGCTGTTACACGAACTCTGGATAGAAAGGGCATGGTTTACATGACCTTCACCCCAGAACAGGGCATGACAGAGACTGTAGCGGCTTTTATGAATAGCATTCAAAAAGGTCAAAGCCTTACTAATGCTACTTGGGATGATGCTAGTGAACAAGTTAAGTCATTGAAAGGTAAATCAGGACACCTTGATGACAATGTAATGCAACAGATTCTTAGTGCATACAGCCCACATGAAAGGGAAATGCGTAGGTTTGGTAGGCCGTCTATTGGTTCAGGTCTTATTTTTCCTATACCAGAAGAAGATTTAATGATTGATCCTATAGAGATAGAGGATCATTGGCCTAGAATAGCCGCTATAGATTTTGGTTGGGATCACCCTACCGCAGTAGTATGGTGCGCTATAGATCAGGAAGAAGATACTTTTTATATATATGATTGCTATAGAGCAAGTAAAGCAAGTCCTTCAGCGCATTCAGAAGTAATTACACAGCGACCATATTTTATTCCAATAGCCTATCCTCACGATGGAAATAGAAGAGATAGCATGGGAAATCCCGGTCTTGCAGAGCAGTACAGAAATCATGGATGTAACTTTAGAATGGAACACTTTACTAACCCTCCCGGTTTAGGCCAAAACAAAGGTTCTAATTCAGTAGAAGAAGGGCTTATGGCTATGCTACAAAGCATGGAAGCAGGTAAGTTTAAAGTTTTTAATACGCTACCACATTGGTTTGAAGAGTTTAGAATGTACCATAGAAAGGAAGGCAAGGTAGTAGCCATTCGCGATGACTTAATGTCAGCAACACGATACGCTTTCCAATCACAACGATACGCTGTTGCAGGGACTGACCCTGAGTGGAACAGTGATATAACCTATAGGAATTACGGAATTGTCTGATATAGAACAAGAATTAATGTCACGAATTCATCAAGAGATAAATGATTCTCTTGGGTACGATGGCGAAATTTCGTTACAGAGAGAGGAAGCAATTAAGTATTATTATGCTCTTCCTTTTGGTAATGAGGTAGATGGACGTAGTCAATACGTTGATTCTACGGTACAAGACACTATAGAGTGGATTAAACCTTCTTTAATGAGGGTGTTTGCATCTGGCGATGAAATGGTTAAGTTTACACCGCATGGCCCAGAAGATGTTGCTAACGCAGATCAGGCAACTGACTATGTTAATTATGTTTTTACTAAAGATAATCCCGGTTGGGAAATATTGTATTCATGGTTTCATGATGCACTTCTTCAAAAAAATGGTATTGTAAAAGTTTGGTGGGACGAATACCCAGAAGAAAAAAGAGAAGAATATAGAAATCTTGGAGACATGGAGTTTCAATATCTTATTTCTAATGATGAAGTAGAAGTATTAGAGCATACAGAATATGAACAAAATGGACTAATACATCATGATTTAGCAATCAAAAGGTCTAGTTATAACGGTAAAATAAAAATTGAAAACGTACCGCCTGATGAATTTTTAATATCTAGGGAAGCAAAAAGTATTCAAGACGCAAGGTTTGTTTGCCATAGAGTAAAAAAAACTGTATCAGAACTTAGACAAATGTATCCTGATGATGATTTTGATGTTGGTGAACTAGGCGCAGGATATAACGAAGAAGTTTACAATGCAGAACGTCAAGCCAGATATGAAATAGATGACTCATTTGCTTGGGGTGATGGCATGAATGAGTCTGGCGAAGAAGCCTTAAGAGAATACTGGCTTCATGAATCATTTATAAAAACAGACTATGATGATGATGGAATTGCAGAACTAAGAAAAGTTTGCAGTGTAGGTGACTATATATTTTCTAACGAAGAAATTGACAAAGTTCCTTTTGTTTCAATTACTCCTTTAAAAATACCTCATAAGTTTTTTGGTTTGTCTGTTGCTGATCTTGTCATGGATTTACAGTTAATTAAGTCTACGCTTATGCGTAACTTAATGGACAACGCATATAACCAAAACTTTGGTAGGTATGCTGTAATGGAAGGTCAAGCAAATCTTGATGACCTTTTGACACAACGTCCGGGCGGTATTGTTAGAGTTAAATCACCCAATGCAGTTATGCCCTTGGCTACTCCTCCCTTACAGCCAGAATCATTTCAGATGCTTGGTTATCTTGATGAAGTAAGAGAAGCAAGAACTGGTGTAAATAAAAATACACAAGGTATAAACCCAGATGCTCTTACAAGTCACACAACAGCAACAGCAGTAAATGCAGTAATGACTAATGCCCAAAGCAGGGTTGAGTTAATTGCTCGTCAGTTTGCAGAAACAGGCGTTAAAGAACTTATGTACTGTATTTACGAACTTTTAGTTAAGTACCAAGATAAAGAAAGAGTTGTTATGCTAAGAAACGAGTGGGTTCCTATTAGGCCAGATATGTGGTCAGATAAAATGGATTGTACTGTATCTGTCGCTCTTGGTAATGGATCAAAGAATGAGCAAATGCAACATCTTTCTCAGATGTTACAGTTTGCTTCAGAATCAATGCGTGGTGGATTACCTATTGTAACCGTAGACAATATGTACAACTTAGGAGCCGCTTTAATCAAAGCAATGGGCTATCAAAATGTTGATGATTATTTAACCAAACCACCTCCTCAACAACCAGAGAA